GTACTCGTATCGCAGGCGATAAGGCCTGGAGGACGCGGCAAATGCCTGGGGGATTTAGTAAGGCTGAGCGGTATAAGCCAAGGAAAAATACTGAACGAGAGCGGAAGGCGGCCGCCAAATCAACGTTGGCATACGCAATCCGGCAAATACTGTGCTGCGAAATTACCGATCTGACAAGCTGTAAAAAAGTCACTCAGTCGCGATTGACTGAAATAAATTGGCAATACCTGGCAAAGCAATTAATAAACAGGGGAGACTAAAAAAATGACAGAATAGGAACTCTACGACTATCTTGACTTACTTGACGCAATCGAGGCAACTAACCGCGAACGCCAAATGGAACGCGCCATAAGAATTTCTTGCAACGCTTTTTTATTCGCCCTGGTGCTTTATTTAATTGTAAAAGGTATTTAATTTACTCCAATGTATTACGAAACCTTAACACTTTCCAACACATCGACAGGCAGGAGAACGGCCGCTCGCCAGAGAACGTTCCTAACGTCACTTCTGCCCAAGGTGTGTGCCCTCGGTCGTCCCTCCCTCAGACAGGTGAACAACCGTTGCCGGAGCGTTTTGTCTTTTTGTATACACGAAAAATCGCCGTATACAGTGAGCACGTATACAACAAAATTGTTAACAGCAGTGATATACAAAAAGACACCTATGGCGTTTTGCACTTTGTATACAGTATACGTAGACAAGAAAAACTGTATACACGACACAGGATACAGTTACAGGGTAGCGAAAGGGGCGCAATGAAGAGAAAGTCAAACCAGCGCGGGCATTACTTGCACCAAAACCTGCGCTTGAAAGAGGAAAGCCAACCTGAGCAGGTATGGCGACCGGACGTAAGCGGTCACTGCGCAAAGCATAATTCTCCAAGCAGTTGCAGGCTTCAGGAGTATTCAATACTAGCGACCTACCGCTGCCCCCAGGGTTGCGAATGGTCTGAAGTGGATAAGGCTCTACAGTAAGTAAATGTGCCTGCCTCTAATAATCCCGAGCATTATAAATATTCAGGATGTTGATTATTACATCAATTGCCTTCAAATTTCTGACCATCTATGGGATGTGGTTAATTTGTAAAAAAAAACACCTAATTTATAAAAGGGGAGCAATGATTCCTGAAAAACAACCAAGTAACGTACTGCCATTCCGTGGGCCCGTGCACCCAGAAAACGAAGTGATCTCCGGCCCGCCAAAACCTTCAACGGCTACCCTTGATTCCGAGACCGCCAGCGAGTCGGTAAAGGCAATAAAGTCCATCTTGGCGGAAGTTGACCCGAATAAATTTTACTACCGGTCAAGTGACAAAAACGGTCACTCGCAGCCGGTTCACGCGCGAATTCCAAAACATTGGGACGGGGCGATTGCCTATATTATCGAAACCGTAAAAGCCTATAAATGCAAGTCCGACTTCGTCCGTGACGCGGTCGTTCATCGTATTGCCTACTTGGCAAAACACCACGAAGAAATTGACCCACACGAACTGGCAATTATCACCACCGAAATCATTGCAGACAAATCAATAACAGACGGTATCGCATACGATAAGGCGAAATTCGCAATTGGTAAATCAATAGCGGCCACTATAAAACGCAAAGACTGGAAAGCCGGTATTGTGCTGATTAATAACTTCGCGGCGAACGCGCAGGGGATGGATGAGTTATACAGGAAGCGCATAACGCGAGTGTTGGATAAATACCGGAAACGAATTAGTGAAGCAAGAGACAGAGAGGACGGGTTGATACTATAATGAAAGCGAGCGACTTGGAAGGCGCAAGGGTTAAAGTCGATAAAAACTTTGACTTTATTGGGTTTTTGTGTAGTTACCCAGGTTGCAATGGACTAATGAAAACACCTAAAGATTTGTGCCCGCTACACAAACATGCGGTCAGAATTGGAACGCCAGCAGGAAGCGAGTGTGAACTCTGTGGTATTAGAAACGGCCCTGGCGTAGGTTGCGTGTGTTTTATGTGCAACCCCTGCCACGAGCACTCAGCGAACCCATTTTTAGAAGCCGTTGACTATGTATTGAAAAAGAGAGGATTGATACCATAATGCATATTAAAATTCAATTTAAATATTGCGGAACCCCACGCGGGAACCGTTGTTCTAATCCTGTAAATACCCCAGACGGAATTTGCGAGGTATGTGTCAAAAGGCTTCAACGATTGCAGGCGCAGGAGTGTTTGCCGCCAGCAAAAGAAGTAGTAATCGAGGACATTAACTACCTGTTGCGCGCAGTCAACGGCAACCCTGCCTCAACACAACAGGAGATATACTTGGCAAGCGCATTGGCAAAACTACTGACAATCATAGACAAATAGGAGGGGATATGGCTATTAACCAAACAGGCAAATACGTTTGCGGAAGATGCTATACACACGTTGGTTCACTTGGGGAGCTTTGTTACGATTGTGGTCAAAAACTCGATAGCTACGGCCGAGCACAGTTGATAGTTAAGGATGTTATAGAGGATCCTTATTCCAGCAGTGTAGAAAGACAATTGGCGTACGCCTTAAGCGAAATACTCGAAGTCATAAAATGAGCAGAGCGAAAACCAAAAAAATCGAAATTCATCCAGACAACGAAATTAAACTCCACCTCCCAGCGTGGTGTAAAAAATCCCTGTTAGATCGCGGTCGAAAACGCGGCATTGACGCCGTATCGTACACAAAAATATACAACAACCCCGCCATCGAAAACCCTACGAGCGGCCCCAATGCGGTATACCCCTGCGACTATTCAATTTCGCTAGACCGGTTTACCGTAGAGGGTAATTCCTTGATGTCCGACAATTTTGATCGGTACGAAGTGGAATACTGCGAAAACACAGACTCGTACTCCTGTTCCTGTATGCGCCACCTGAACGGCCAATTTCGCAAACAGTGTAGCCACATCGCGGCCGTATTACTATTTGAGGTGGCGCACGAAAAAATCGAGGAGGGCGATTGCCAGGCGTATATAGATAGTGGCCCTTGGGATTCAGCCTGGCACGAGGACAACCGGTTAACCGGAATCGAATGGCTCCTGAAACTGACCCAGGGGTTGCCCCAGGGCGGGCTGGACGGAACTAAAGGACTAACCCCAGGCGTAGGAGGGAAGGAGGCAACGGGAGGAGCAGGAGAAGGCACAGGGCGAAGCGAAGCGGAGCGACCGCAGGAAGGAACCCTTGCTGAACCTGCAACCCTGGGGCAACCGAGCGATTTAGCCGGTCAATGCGGTAATGACACTTGCGGTAATGACACTTACGGCATTAACTACTCAGACTTAACCCTTGCCCAATTGAATTTACTGCAAGAATCATTTCAATTCCTTAACCCCAGAGAATTCACCTCTGACCACCTCCCTGCCTGGTGCCCTGCCCTACGCCCAACGCAGATAACAGCCCTAGAGCAAATCAGGCAAGCAGTAATTGACGGCAAGCGCAACATCCTGTTAGAAGGTCCTACAGGCGCAGGTAAATCACTGATAGGCTACTTAGCAGGAAAAATGCTGAACGCCCGCGCCAACTACGTCTGCACTACAAAAACCCTGCAGGACCAATTTGAAAAAGACTACAAAGACGCACTATTGCTAAAAGGCCGAGCGAATTACCCAACGGCCGATTACGCTTACGAATTCCCGCGAACAAACTGCAGTGACTGCGATTTTAAACAAACGACCGGTTGCAGTATGTGTTTCCCAGGATTGAACCAAAATGGAGAAACCGCAGGTTGGACTAGTAAACTTCGTTGCCCGTATTACAAACAAAAACGCGCCGCACAGGAAGCGGAAATCGCGATTCTAAATACCGCCTACGCCTTGACGGTATACAACCTGCCACAAGCGGCAGGAATTGACAACGTTCGCAAGCGATTTGGGTACTCCCCGAACGAAGTGCATTCTGACGCGAAGGATTCTTACGGCTTCCTCTCTCGTGGCCTAGCAATTTACGACGAAGCGGACGAATTGGAGAGTTCGATAATGGGGTTTATCGAAGTCAAGTTGGAACCGCGCCTGCTAAATTTCTTTAAGATTCAAACCCCTTCAATCACCTCGCGTTGGCCTGCACGAATTGAATTTCTCGAGTCAGTAAATAAAGCGATACGGGAGTATGAAGAACGCCTTTCAAAACTCCCTCCAGAGAAGGACGACGAAACCGATCCCGAACTAGAAAACTCGAAATTCCTTAAATACTGCCTCAATACAATGGCGAAAATAAATCAAATCCTACGTTCAATTGAACAACTAAAAACTGCAGACGAACGGCGCGAAAGTTGGGTTTATGACAGGAAGGATGAATCAAGTTGCACATTCAAGCCGGTTAGGATTAACGAATTCGCGAATAAGGCCTTATTTGACCACTCAAAAATAAACCTCGTAATGTCGGCAACCATCGTTGCTCCGGTGCAATTTGCGAGTGACCTGGGGTTAATTGAAAGCGAAACGACGTTTATTCCAATGCCATCCTTATTCCCAGTGGAGCGTAGGCCGGTTTACTACAAAGGCATTGGGAATATGTCGTACAAAACTAAAGACCACGCGATTCCGCTAATTTGCAAAGAAATAAAGCTGTTACGTGAAAACAGACACGGGAGGATGCTAGTCCATACGGTTTCGTTTGATTTAACTAGGCAACTTTATTCGTTCTTAACCCGTTGCGGATTTGACGTATTTTCCTACAACAATGCCAGTGAAAGAGATGGCGCGCTAAAGAATTATTTAAAAACACCTAACTCAATCCTACTTGCCGCTTCGATGTCGCGAGGCGTAGACCTGAAGTATGATGATTGCCGGATATGCGTAATACCGAAAATCCCTTACCCATCGTTAGGGGATAAACAGGTTGCCAGGCGCTTATATCAACCGACACCCAGGGAAGGTGAATTGTGGTATAAACGACAAACGCTCGCGACGATCATACAAATGGCGGGCCGTGGGATGCGCGCAGAGGATGATTGGTGCCGGACGTACATCCTCGACGAACAGTTCAGGCGCCTTTGGGCAGAAATGAAGCAGTTCGCGCCGCAATGGTTTGTTGACGCTGTGCGGTTTGACGATAGAGACACAATTGGCAAAATAGATGACACTCAGAGAATACTGGAGGGTTATGTAAATGGGGCGTTCTAATGGGTTTATCGAACCACTTCTTTGGCAGGAAATTTTGCAGAGAAATAATGGTTGGAACCCACCAATTGCCAGAAGACAATCAATAAAAATGATTGCGCAAAAAAAGTTCCGCACAAATAGAAAGGGATAGCATTGTCTTACAAACGAAGGCTTAACGACAAATACGCAGACCCTAGATACACGCGCGAAATAGTCACTCGCGAGTTTATCTTCGCAGATTGCCCAGAATGGGCGTTTAGGCAATGGTCTATTATGTCAAGCGGCGAAACAATGAAGGAAGCCCTTGATAATTGTATCGAGAGAATTTGCGTTCTTATGAATGGCGAATTAAAACATATTTACTGCAAGCAAATGAACCAAGTGATCGAAGGAGAACCAGAAACATTTAACCAAATTCACAAACTGGCTTTACTCGAATCGTATAACTCAATAATTGTTCAGCAGAAAAACCCAACCCACAAAAGAAGCGAATACAGAAAGAAGGAATTAAACCAATATGAGTAACGCAAACGCAACCGGACACGTTGAAGGAGAAAAAATTGCGGCCGGAGTCGTGGTCAACGATGAAAACGCCGTTGTTGAGGGCGGGTTTAAAACCGATTTCCCTTTTCAAATTGTTGACGCGTTTTACACGTTTCACCAGGATTATATGAAGGGCGAACGCCTGGTGCTCAAAGTGTCGATTATTGACGAGGAAGACAATGAGGAGCGGACGGAACTTTGGTCAATCGGTGACCATTGGGAGGCGGTAACGATTGACGGTCTGCAAAACGATGGAATCAAACCCCTGAAAAACCAAAAAGCCCTGAATTCGGCAAGCACCCTTGGTAGTATTATTCTCGACTTGCGGCAGGGTAAATTCGGCGAAGACGCCCAGAAGCACCTGCTCCCTAAATCCCTGCGCCGTGGCAGTAGTTGGATCGGAACCCGTTGGCAAATGGGGTTGAAAGACGTGCCGGATATGGGCAAGAAAAACGAAGACGGAACCGTCAAAATGGTTCAGAAGCGGCGCCCCGTTGACTTCCTCGGCGTGGTTGGAGAGGGAACAAATAAGCCAGCAAGCAATTCCTCAACGCCCAATGCTACTGGCAACACCTCAAGCAATACCGCTGGCAATACTGCGGACCCGCAAGCGGCAATGCTGGCGCAAATGGCGGCCCTTCAAAAACAGGTGGCAGAAGCTGCGGCGAAAAAAGCCGCTGAAGACGAAGCCGCGAGAATTGAAGCAGAGAAAGCGGCAGGCGGAAGTGCGGCGAACGGACCCGAACTTGTGTTAATGCACCTGGTTGATCAGGCGAAACTTGGTGATTTAGCGAAAGCCGGGAAGGACTCGAATAACGCTCAGGAATTTATGGTCAAGGCCGCGATGATTGACCAATCCTGTATGACCAATCCGGTGTTGCAGCAAAGCCTGATTACTGGCAAATTGTGGGAGGAAATGAAGTTTCTCGCAGCCGGGCTGTAAGTAAGTAGTTAGGGGGGAATAAAAAAAAAGACCCGGTTGATTTTACGTCAACCGGGTCTTTTTTCTTGCTACCACATATCGAACACAGGGTTTATACCTTCGCATTCAGCCCTCTCGTTTCCGGCTTTCGCCAAGTGCCTAGCTATTTATATCAAATTCAAAAGCGCCTGTCAATAAAAAAAGCAAAAAAGGCCCGGTGGCTTAGGAAGCCACCGGGCCTTTTTAAGACTACTTTTTACTTACCGGCTGCAGCGGCTTTCTTGCGCTCTGCTGCCGCCATAGCCTTCTCGACGATAGATTGTGCGCTGTTCTTCGCCTCGTCTGCGGTCGGCTGCTCGCTTGCCACTTCGCCTTCAGTCGCTTCGCCCTGTTCGCCCGCCTGAGCAGCGGCAATGGCTTCCTGTTCGGTTGCACCACTAGCCAATGCCAACGCCTTCGCCTCGTGCCAGGCCTTGGACTTTCTTCCACGGGTCGACGTTCCAGGGGCGGGTTTGGGTGCGTTCGGGTCAGTAACCCGGCTGTGCCACACGCGGGCCAGGGCTTCAACCATTTGCCCTGCAATTACCAGAAATCCTGCAATTTCTGGGTCAAGCATAGACTTCTCGGAAATAACAGCCCCGGTCTCCACGTTATAGAGGGTTGCGTATGGGATTTGGCGCGGACCGTTTGGATCGTCAGGACTTCCCTCGGTCCGAAAACAAGCGCCTGGGGCGATATTCCGAATACCGCTGTTGGCGAGGTGGCGAGCATACTCGTTTTTACCATTGCTCTCACTCAGGTCAAATGTCCGCGTAGTTACTACTTCGATTTTCACAGTTTCATTCTCCTTGGTTTTTTACTTAAATTTTTCCTACCCAGACTGGGGCGGTTCCTATTTTTAACACACAGGCTATACCCGCGTCAACACCCAAATAAAAAAAAGACCGGGTTTTTATGCCGGTCTTTTCAAGTGCCGTAACCAATTGCGCCAGTAAAGCCTGTCGGTAAAACCTGTCGGTAAAACCTAGTAAGTGATATCCAGCGAAACCGAACCGAAGTTGATGAATTTTCCGTCAACCATCAAAACCGCTTTACCGTTATGCACAGTGAGTTTCACTTCAAGATCGTCAATGTCATTACGGCCGTCCTTGAGCACAGACACCCTTCCGCTATGCGCAAAGACTTTAATTCTCTTTGGTGGCGCAGTGACTGGTTTAGGCGCAGGTAGTTTTGTGTCGCTCTGCTTTTCACTTCTCGCTGTACCTAATCCGCAGCGAAACTTATCCAACCAATATCCCGTCAAATGTGCTCTCTCAACGGGTCGCGATACCGTAGGGCGATGCACAAAAAAACCATCCCCTATATATACACCAACGTGTGTTATGGTTTTTTCCGGCCAAGGACCATCGTAGGTGTCTTCGAAGAAGATGACATCCCCAGCGTTAAGTTGCTCAGGATTGACCACAATTTTGCCAAGGTCTCTCCCTGCAAGGCTACTGGCTAAATAAAACCCGGTAGCCAACCCGTCAACAGGCGCCGCTGTAACCTTTTCAGCAAAAGTAGAATTCGCCTCGTCAAGAATAAATCTAACAAACGCCATACACTGCTCTAGTTGGCCCTTGTTAAACCACTTGCCAACCCATTCGCTTGCGGTTTTTTGGATAGTGTCAGGCACGTTTATTTACCCCCTAGGGCCTTATCGATAACAGGTTTGGACTTGCTTGCCGTCGCTTTGCTGTACAGCCCAGAGAGGGTATCAAAAACGCTAGAGAACTGGTCCTGCAAACTGGTCTTTCCTGTTGCCGTTTGTGCAGCGGCCTGCAGAATTTTCAACCCCTCTGCAACGTCAATTTTGTTGTCTCTGAGCGATTCCTCAACAACGTTATACAACGCCAGGGCGGAATTGATTCTTTCGTTCGTGGTTGCCTGTAAGGGGTGTGCTTTGTAATCCCCATTGCCTGCCGCGACCATATTGGGAACGTTTGCCATCGATGCAGACGGGTTTTGCCAGTCAAGCATAAATACCGCCAACCGCGTTTGTCCATTTGCCGCATCAATTTGCAACATCCCTGGCGCCGTAGGATTTTCCACAGTCGCGCTATTGCAAAGACCTAAGAATTTAACCATTAGTTTCCACCTCTTCCTGTTTTTTGTCCAACCATCGATCCGTGTGCGATATCAACAATCGCGTCTTTCAATTGCACAAGACCGCCACGAATTTCGACCGAAAGTTTCTCAAGGCATTCCTCAAGTTTGCTGTAATTTAGTTGGTGTCTCGCCGCTTCCCGCTCGCTTCGTTCCTGTTCCCTCATTAAAAGAAAGGGAATTAGTTTTGTAAGAAGTTGGTAAATTACCGCAACGAGGGTTACCAAGGCGATAACTTCTTTTAATTGTAGAATTCCTGCGACTATTTGACTGTAATCCATTTTTAAAAACCTCCTTGTTATTTACTTATTTATCTCCCCGTCTTTTAGTCGCTTAAAGAATTCCTCTGGACTTCAAGACTTCTACAATATGCTCAAGAATTTCGGTATTGGTTGCAGTCTTTATCGTAGCCGTTCCTGCGGATTTAGCCAATGCGATTTTTGTCTCGATTGCAACAATCGGTTTTGTCGGTTTTTCATCAGGCACCCAGGCCTCGACATCTTCGGGAGAAGGTCTTTTTCCATCGCTCTTATCCCAATCGACAAGAGAAATAGATTTTCCATCGTCGTACGCGTAGGCCTTGGATGCCGGAAAATTAGTAGCTAGGTATTCGCCAAGTGATGTAGGATATTGCATTTTTAGCTCCCCGAATGTTTTATTTGCAGGTGTGTGCGGTTGACGCTAGAGGTTTGGCCGTGAATTGTGGCAGTAGTTGCTCCTGGGTAAAACTGAATTTTCACAACATCGGCTGCCGAAAACGCCCGCTCTAACATAAATGGGATTGGCCCGTAAATAGGGGATGCCGTCCATGCGCTTGCCTGATATCTAGCTACCTCTGTTCCGTTTACGGTGATTTTAACGTAGGTGGCTGCAGCGCCTCCGTTACTGGCATAATCCGCAGAAATAATACCAGAAATACTATATTTATCAGCGGTATTTATTGTTACTTCAGCCGGGTTTGTGCCGGTAGAGTGACTTACGTGGGAGGTAGGCGCGATAACCTGATTGGTCCAAGTAACGTCCGTAAGTGTGGCGCTACTGATCGCTTGGTCTGAAGTTTTTCCGCAAGAAACTCCTCCATAAGAAGCAGTTCCGCCACCTCCGCCTCCACTTGACCCGCTTGGTTGAAAATCAATATTGCCGACTAAATCAATTCCTGCCATTAGCCGTATACCGCCAAATCGCGAATGATATTTGCAGTACTACCGCCAGCGTTATAAACAACATGTCTAACCCTCTGAGGCGCGCCGCAAACGCTAACGATTTGACCCTTGCTATCCCCTGCCAAAACAGTCGAGGGAGTAGAGGCGTAAGGCAGCGAAGCAGCTGAGTCTACAGCCCGCCCCCATTCAAACCAATGTGTAACGTCCGCGTCAGAAAAAACCATTGCAGACAATTCGCGAGCATATTTCAAACTCGCATCATTAATGTCCCCTACGAAATTGTAATACGCATATTGGCCAGCAGCAATTGCCACAACTCTGTCTGCGTCAGTGTTTTGGTTCACTGGTCGATTAAATCCCATTTTATACACCCTTTCACACGCGCTAAGTGTCTGTTTATGTCACAATGTCTGTATCTTGTAGTGAGGATACTACCGCTCTAGGGCGTTATTGCACAAACTTGTGTTACCATGTATAAATTAAATGGAAACCTCGTTTAGTTGACTGTCTTTGACCCAAGCGACGCCTCCAGGAGTTAGGACCAGGGAATCCCAGCTATCCCAAATCGGCCCAAAAAAATCAGTGTCCTCTGGTTTGCCAATACCATTGCCAACGCCAAGATCGGCAGAAGTGTGCGCAGAATAAACAACGTCTGGAGAGTCAGGAAAATTAAGTTCAATAATCGCATAGCAAACGCGAGAAAATTCGCTTTCAGTAGCAGTGTCGACTTTCTTTTCCTCGCAAACCATGGCCAATATAACGGGAGTATTTTCAGTACCGCTTTTCCTGCAGGCTTTCATTCGTGGCGGCCCGTAGGCGTACGGGTTCCATTGTTGATCGCCAACCCTTGTATCAGGGAGTGTGTCGGTTGCGAGCAATTCAGTATAACTACCCAATCGAACTGTACTTAATTTGGTTGCCGTAGTGGCGCCGATTTCCCAAATTTCAATCGCAGGACTAGGATTACTCCCTGCACTATCTGCGTGTAAATCGCGAAGAATGGCTACAAGATTTTTGTCGGCAAACGATATTAATTGCCAAACATTGTCACCAATTTCAAGACCTTCCTGCACAACCATAACGTCAGTAGTTGTTGGTTTCCCCAATGTGGCAAAGGTGACCGCGTCTTGTATTTGAGAAATATCCTGCTCAACAATGGTTCCATTAGACCTGTGTCCGCGAAGAATTGTTTTTAACCTTAACCCGTGGTTTTGATTCCATTGCCAATTCCACATATCAAAGTCAGGACCAGGTGAAACCTCCATATATGCGGCAAACGACAATGCGCCACCAGGACCTAAGTATTCCTCGTATGTTCCGCTTGAGCCGGAAGTAACTGTGATTGTCCCACTGCCTACATTTTGCGTAACCGTTGCATCAGGACTATAAAAAGAACCAGTGACAGGAGGAGAGCCCGTTACCTGGGTAGACAGAAACACCAAGTAACTTTCATGTGTAGTACCGGAATCAACGAGCGAATAACTGCCCCCATACAGACATTGCTCAGGTTCGAGGATTACACTCCAAACGGTACCCGCTTCGTCAACAATAACATTCCCGTTGTTCTCCACTTCGTATGGCCATTGCGTCGCGCCTGTTGAATCATTAGCCATTCTGCTTTCCACAGTGTCTAGCCTGATATTATTTGATAATTTAACAGGAAGCAAAATTGGAGCAATCTTTTTGAATTTGCTGTAGTCAGAACTTGAGTCAGAAGAGAATACCAAACCACCTTGCCAAATATTGTCAACGTCAACGTAAATCAACGGGTGCTCATATAGCGCCACCTCTGTTTTTAGCGACCCAGGCACAAGTAGTGTTGGGTTTTCAACGGCAGCAATATTCTTGGATTTTAAAAACGCGCCGTTGCCGCCACTGCTTGGAATGATTGACCGAAGCGTCCAGTTTAACGCGGAGTATTCATCCGCAGAAACGAGTATGCCGCCGCTAGTAAATACTATCGGCTCATTTAGTATCCACGCTAAGGGGGCAATTGGTGAATTCTTGATAAGGTCTGGGGATATTGTTGCGCCTCCGTTTGGAATAGTCGATATAACTCTATCAGAATAGGGCGCCCATTCTCCGGTTGTTTGATTTAGTTTTAGGAAGATAATTGTATCGCTAGATGTAGGCGCCGCTTCAAAATAGGGAGCAACCATGTAAAAATTCTTCACGCTCCCTTCAAGCCAAGACTTAATACTTACGCCTGGCGAAGGGACGGAGAGGGAACTGGAAATTACGTCTGTCAAAGAACTATGTGAAGAATAGATATGGTCGCCAGAAAAAGTCGTATTCAAGACAACAAAAACCCAATTATCAACAGCGGAGATAAATTGAGTAAAATTCGGCAATGCCTGCTCTAGAAAATCAACAGGGTCGACGTATGCGCTATGCGCCTTTAACGACACAAGCGATTTATCGGATGCATTCCATACGCCTGAGCAAATTCGAATAAACCCATCTGATTCTCTTTTTTGCGGAAACATACTAGCATAGAAACTTACTTCGTTACTGTCTGTGTATTTCCCCAACCCATAAGCAATGAATTCCGCATTTATAATCATCGAGTCATCGGAGGTGGGCAAATCCCATTGCGTAACAGTCGCGGGGTCGATTGTATACAAAAGTACGTCAACCAACCCGCCTAACGCGTTTTGCGAAGGGGAATAGTTGGACTGCATCCAGTCAACGATAATAACAATAACCGCAGGGGTTTCGTATTGAATTTTCCCCAGGTGTCCGACTATCTTTGGTTTGTTTTTGTCAAAATTATCATAAGCGACCAAAACCGCGTCGCCAGGGTGTACCCATTGATACAATGTAGGGTCCTCTGCCTCTACCCATTTTAGGCGCTTTGCCGAATTGCGCAGGTTAAATCTATTCGCGCCAACATGCAGAACGACTTCAAAAACCTCGTTAAAGGCAAGCATATCCTTAACCGTATTACTTGCGTTCGCGCGCGTGTCTACGGGGGTTTGGGTCTTATCTACACGGGTAAGGCTTACGTTAATTTCCACTATTTATAGAGCCCGCTTCCAGTAATTGCCCAAATTCCACCCTGCGATACTATAGACACGCTTTCTCCAACAGACAAAGTGGCGCCATTGGTGCTTACTCCGCGTTTTAGGCCTTCGCTTGTATTAATGTCGGCATAACCTGCGGAAGAGGAATCGACGGTGCCGGAAAGGGACTTGTTAGCGTTGCTCGCGTAGTTTTGCACTTGACTACGAATAGCGGAATTTACGTTTTTGCTAAATTCAAAGCCATCCATCCCTATAACCCGTGCGAACCTTTCAGTGTAGTTTCCCATTCATACGGCGTCCATCTAAAAACATGCAAATCAACAAACCATAACTCATTTGCCTGCCTAGTAAGTACGTCTGTTACAGAAATAGTGTCGCCTGGCTCAATATGTGGGTTTGCGTGTGGCGTATTTAAGTCCAACCCGTAAACATTTCTGACACACTCGTTTTCCCAAGCATCCGCCATTCTGGAGAGCGTACCTCCGTCAAGCACCAGAGAGGATTGAATTTCACTCCTCTCGGGATTTTCTCCATATACAGACTGCAAGGCCGCATTACTCCTGGTTGCCGTAGTGGCGCCCATTGACGTACGTGGTGCACCCCTGGCGGTCAACGTAACTTCTATGGCCGTACCAGGCGCGTCAGGCGTAACAATAAACCTTGCGCTTGCGATATTTTCACTTGACTGAAACCAATTGGTTTCTGGCGTGAAATTTAGCAGTGTGCCAGCGGAATTAAAATACTGCCAAGTTATAGGTGTTGCTCCAATCGCATTTACTTCCACCTGTATGTACTTACTTGGAGGATTGAAAGTCATTGTGTTAAAGCCTGCGGTAGTAATTACCTTGCGCCCTAACACTCCTCCAATTTGCTCAACACGCGAGAAGTTCCAGCTGTTTTTACACTTCGGCAATTCATACTTACGCAGGTCGGCAATATTCAGCCTATTGCTGAAAGTCCACTTGGGTACACTCGAAATGCTTGCAGGAGTGTAGTAAATAGTGTCACCAACTACCCTTCGACCGGCCTGCGCCACCTTAGCAATTTCGTCCATAAGACCAAGCGGGTTTTGGTTTCTTCCCCTATTCTGGCGCGAAATAGTAAAGTCGAAAAACTGCGCAACCGCAGAAATATTAACAGACCTTGCGATTTCTCTAATTTCGCTTAAAGCCGCTTTTCTGTCACCAGCATCATAAACAACATCCTCAAAGTCGTGCGAGTAATTTTCAAGCAAGCAGGTTAAATCTTCGAACTTCCATTCTATAACCTCGCCATTGTCAGACGGCTGAAGCGGGTAAAAGGTTGGCGCCGTCCATTTATCACCTGCGACGGAAATTGTCATTTGTAGGTAGCGCGAATTGTCTGCGGAAAACTGCCTGACTAATCCAGCAAACATGCCGTAGCCAGGCAGTGATAAATCGCTCGAATCGTCGCACAGATTGTTTGTATACGTGCGCGCGAATTTACAGTCGAGGGTCATTTTGCCGTTAAAAGGTCTGGTTAGCGTAAATTCGAGAAGGTATGGCCGGATATCAACGCCAGAAAGTGTCATCTCAATTACAGGGCACACTAATTCCGTTCCCGTGCCTACCCAGGTTGCCAATTGGGGGTCTACGTAAACAGAAGTGAACGCGGCCGTGTAAAGCGAGGTGCGGCCCTGTCGTGGGGAATGAACGAGGGAGGATAGTGCGGTTTTGCCTTGCCTTGGGGAATGGAAAGTAAGCGAAGTCCGGCCCTGTCTGGGCGAATGAGACGCCGTATAAAGCGCCGTTATGCCTTGCCGCGGCGAATGTGTAGCCGGCATTACGGAACCGCCAAGGAGGAGTCATTCCCAGGCCAATAAGTGGCGCGCGTATAGGCGGAAATCGAAGCAGGATCAGTCTTCCTGTCTGCAGCTGAAATTGTAGAATTCTTGGTAGTTTTTACGGCAATGCGGTACAAAGAGCTTGCCATATAGTTTCCATTGCCGCCTGTAGAACCGTAAATCACTCCAACTATAATTGAATTCACCTTAAGATAGATATCGCCAACAGGGATTGCGCCGTTACCGTACTGTGCTACCCAATGCGCAGAAGCGTCAATTGCATTTGCTGAAGTAACGTGCGAAGTGCCGGTCATGGTCACATATTCTTCGACCCAAGCAGAACCGGAAATCATAGACAAATAAAGGTCGTCCGTGTCGGAGGCGCTAGTTGAATAAACCTCGAAAACATCACTGATTGCGGACTGATTTCCGCCTGCTCTATTAGTAAAAGCCGCGTTATTCCAGTCATTTGTACCGTCTTCGTTTTTCCTATACGCGCAACCCCTGTACGTCTGATCGCTCGCAGCAATTGAACAGGTCTGAATTAGTGTGCCGGTCGTTCCCTCGACTAATTCCGCCCCGGTAGAAATTGCGCCGCCCATTGGAGAGGTGTCATCGGCAGGATTGCCATCGCTCCCGCCATAGTATTTAATGTCAGAATCCGTCACTCCGCTTTCTGGGTCGCCAATCAAATCGATATCACAAACCAGGTCTGCAGGTGGCTTAAGCATATTCGCGGGAATCGTAAGTTCTACCACATACCCAATATAATCGGTGTTATTTAATGCGCCCATTTTTAAATCACTCCTAGTATAACTATTTTGATTTCTGCAGACAGCCTGTCAAATTGTTCAGGCCAGGGTGCCGGTTTATAACTTTCCCCATCGTCAAAAACGCAACGATAGTAAGACACTCCTGAATCAATGGAAAGCTTAAACGCAATCGGAGGATCGGCCTTATAAATCGCGTCAATTCCAGTGTCCTGCGTGTCTGTAAGATAAGCGCAGGAAAGCGAAACGCGCGCGCCTGAAATACTTGCGCCGCCTATTTGCGCGATGGCAAAACCAGAACCGCCTCCGTCTCTCATGCGTTTTATCTTGGTACTATATTGCGAAGTTGGTCGCGGGAATGGAGAGGGACAAGTTACGTCTTCAAGTGTGACCGTACCGCTGTTGTCTAGTTTTTTGATAATGATAGACTCGAAAAAAGTTGCCATTTACACTGCTCCCTATACTTCGCCAAGCACAAAATTGGAATTAAACTTCGCACTATCAATTGCGCCTTTTGCAGCCGAAGACGCAGAGAAGGTTTGCTTCTGTGTTTTGCCGTCAACGTTGACGGTCACAGGAATTTCAATCGCGGTATTTGCTGCGCTTACGGCTGCCCCAACCGCCCCTGCGATACCGTTGATCGTAGACTGAGAGGAAGAGGTGGGGGCGGCCGTCGCAGCGGCTTTAAACGCACTTTTATTCGGGTCTGTAAGGCGATTCTGGAACGGGTTATTACCGAAATCTGCAGATTGTTGCGCAAGGAATTGGTCTAGGGTAAGTACGCCACCAGAGAATTCCGTAGAGGACAACTTGCGCGAATTCGGGTTAAAAGCAGTGTCAGGAATTGACGCGGTCGCAGCGGTAGTTGCAGTAGTCTTTTTTAATACTGCAGCATCATTTTTCTTTTTCTCTGCAATCGCCTCGTCTGCCTTAGCGTTTGCATTAATAATGTCTTGATCTTGCTTGGCCTGGGCAGCGGCTTCCTTTGCGTCTTTCTTCTTCTGGTCAGTAATTTCTTTGTCTGACTTTTTCTTTTCCTGGGCGCGTTTACGCTCTGCTGATTTCTCTTCAGACAGTTTTTGTTTTGCCGCTTTGTCCTTCTTCTGTTGTTCTTCGCGGTCAATCTTTTCCTGGTCTTTGATATCCGCGTCAACGGCTTTTAGTAAGTCGTCAACGTTACCAATTGCGCCTCCAAGCGATTCTTTCTGTTTCTTATCGTCAATCTTTTGCTGCGCCTTCGCGGCTTTTATTTCTTCTTTGGTACGTGGGCGTTGCGCTTCGGCAAGTGCGTCTTCTGCAGCGGCTTGTTTTTTGATTTCCGCTTCAAGCTCAACCCGAATTGCCCTTAACTTTACAACGCGCGCCTGCGCTCTTTTTGCGGCTTCCAGGTCACCTTGTTCTTTTAAATTCTCTGCGCCGCGTTGTTCGTCAAGGATTCGTTGGTTGACGGTATTTACGGTTACACCCTCTCTGGCTAAATCAGAGGCAGAGGAATTGAGAATTTTTGTAGTAGAAACAGAAGCATTCCCCTGTACGTCTTTCTTCCCCTTATCGCGCAGGGAGTCTGATTTTAGTAGTGCATCATTAGCCTTTTCTGTTTCCGTCCAAAGCGTGGTGTAAGCGATTGCCGCTGTTGCTGCTGCGCCTGCAATAAGAGTCAAGCCTGCTACGGACAGGGCCAAAACAGCCGCCTGAGAGGACAGGGCTGCAGTCGTCGCAACGATAGGCCCTTCGATGGCTACCTCGGCGGCAAACCCAAGTGCCATTGCTCCCGCTCGCGCTACCCAAGCGGCCGTCCCCTTGGCCAATGCGGCTATTTGAGTGAAGATTAAAGGGTTAATAATTTTCATGGTCGCAGCAAATGAGGCAATTGAAGCAACCCCGCCACCAATAGAGCCAGCGAATAAAACAGTATTGCCAATTGCCGCTTTAGTGCCCGCAGAAAGCCCCTGAAGTCCTTGGATATAGGGGAGCAGGCCTGACTTAACCCCATCCTGAAATTCAAGTGTACTGGCGCCAATGGATTGCTTTAGTAACTCTAACTGTCCGTCAAATTTGGCGGCATCATCGGAAACGGCCGCAAGTGCGCCGCCAAATTTTTCGTTGGAAAGTTGCTTGATCGCCTCTTTGGCTTTATCGACATTCGCCGCATACTCAACGATTTTCCCTTTGTCGTCAAACTCTACATTTAACGCTTCAAGTTGTACCTGAGTTATACCCAATTCGCGTTGCAGAGCTTTAAAGGATTTCGCGTCCCCGAATTGCTCAAATTTGCCAAAAGAAGTTGCCAGACCATCGATTGAACCGCCTGTCGCTACGGCAACATCCGCAATAAGTTGCAAGTTCTCTTCCGTAAACGCGCCTAATTTCTGAAGTGTTTTTGCGCCTGCTTCCAGGTCTTCGTTTTTGAGTACGCCTTGAGCAGTACCAACTTTGTCGATAAATTCAGCGACAGAGTCGGCATTATCGCCAAACGCGCCTTTAAGGGAATCGCGTAGATCATCGGCTGTACCTGCGGATTTAAGTAAGTCGGCATTAAGGGCCTTGAATGCCGCTGAGACATCACCTAATGCCTGTGCCTGCGCCTGTAAATTCACTGCGGCTTCTGGCGGAATTGCACTTTTCATGCTGCCAGAAACATTACCCAAATCATTTACAAGGGCATTAACCTGAGCGTCAACGGCTTTGAGCGAATCAACAGCAGAGGATGCGGAACTTTGAAGGCCGCTATCATCTAGGACTAGACTAGCTTTTAGTTCCCCTAAGTCCATTGCCAAAAATTCCTCTCAACGCGTTTACGGCCGCCTTGCCTTCGAGAACCTCCGGTCCAGTGTAGTGAGCCTTGTTATGCTCATGCACTAAGACGGAATATTCTTCAAGCGACATTTTCCAAAATTCTTTCACGCTCTTTTTTAGTACTACTGTTGCAGCGTAGTATCGCTCTCCCCAACAGAATTTATTTATTCCTGGGTGACTTGTTCCGCATCCGATTTTTTTTTGACCGAAGGCAAAGATTGAATCAATAGTGACATAATTAGCGAGCGTAATTCAATCCATTGATCGCGAACTGGCAGTAACTCCAAGAACTGAACAAAGGTTAGTACCGGGTAGTTTTTTGAGCGATGTTTGTAAGTTAGTGCCCAGGCGTAGTCCCAAAGCTCCTGTGTCCCGAATGATTTTAATGAGGCAAACATATGGTCAAGAGGGTCTTCGCAGGCAGTATGGTTGTGCAATTCATATATCGCAGCATGGTCCACACGTAGTAAAAACATATCGCCATTCTGCAGCATGAAGGTGGCTTCTGGGGGTTTTATATTGGGTTTCATAGTTGGCAATATAGCAAGCAGAATGGTTAGTGAGCAAAAGTAATTAAAAGAGTTTTGAAAATAAAAATAAAAAAACTTTAAAAATTTCGTAAAAAGTATTGCAATTGTCGTTAGCATATGGTAGATTGAGTGCATGAGATACGAAATTCAGCTGATAGAAAAATTCGGAAAATACGGAATGATGGAATCCAGAAAAGTCCTGGAGGAAATCCAAGGAACATTTAAAGAGGCTCAGAATGCTTCGCAGAAATACAGAAGGAGACTAGCCAAGGGAGATCGTATTGCGGTAAAAAAGTCTTAAAGGAAGGAACAAAAAAAGACCCTCTGTTTTTCAGAGGGTCTTTTTTTGTTCCTCGTTTGCCTACGTGTTAGACGGTCGTAAAGTTAATGATGCTTGGGGTTGCCAATTGATTTCCGGCTTTATCACGCACGCCTGCAGCAATTGCTACGTGTTGTTTGGTACCGGTCAGGGAGGCGGTTGGGTTTAGGGTGACAACAAACGTAGTTGAATCGTAGGTCACTGCAGCGGCCACGGCGGGAGTGTTGGTAGTAGACGTAATTTCATACAGGTTGTAATGACCTGCATCAAATTGAATATCCTCAGAGAAAGTCCAAGTGACATTCGCGGTGACTGCAACGCCCGTGGCTGCGTCAGCCGGAGAGGTGCTAGAAACGGTCGGAGGAGTCGTATCGCTCGCGCCTTCGGAAAGGTCAATTCGAGTTTCATTTTCCACGAAGCGACCAAACTTGCCATCAGTTAAACGCGGTACGGCTTCCCAATTAATGGTCAGCGTCGCATATTCTTCCGAAGCCATAGAATACGAAAACGAGGTCATTTTCGCTTTGTAAACATTGATATGGAAGTCTCCGCCAGACGCGTCAGAACCGCCGCGATAAAGCGACTGAAAATCGAACTCGAAGTTTTTCGGAAGGTCAGTCCCAGACAATTCGAAAACGCCCTGCTCATTAGGAGAGGTGCCGGAAAAAGTGGCTTCGCCCCCCATCAGAATTACCATCATGGCAAAAACCATTTGGCAATTAAAGGAGCCGGTCAACTTTTTCAGTTTAGAGAAAATGTCAAGAACGGTTCCATCACCATTCAATTCTTTCTTTAGGTATTCCGGCTGAAGTTGAAAACCATTAACGCCAAATACGTCAACCCAGGGACCAAACGTATTGCTACCGCCAGAAGGATCGGTAAGCACTTCTCTCAGCTTACCATCGTCAATATTAAAGGCAATCACTTTGCCGTCTTGTGCCATCTTTTGTCACCTGCCCTTTTTGTTTGGTTGGGTTTTGTAAGAATTTTTTACAGAATAGTATTACGCTAATTCCCTGCAGAAAAGCTCGTAGTTGCAAACTATTCTAACCAGGCCTACCTCGTTTTTGCCAATCGAAGAAGGTTCTTGAGTGCCCCTACCATACATCAGGCAAAACGAACCATGCGAATGATTCCCGGCAGCATTTAGGTAAGAAAAAACCCTGTGCGCATTTAGATTTGCGGTTTGAAACGATTCGTTTCTGCAAACTACTTGAATGTTTTTGCGCCTGCCGAATTCAGAATTTATGAGGCGCCCGCCCGTTGGGTATATACAAATTCCTTCGCGATCATTAGACGGGAACGCGCCTTTATAGACGGTCTCGCTCAGGTGCGTTGATATCAAATAAGCAAGGTCGTCCAACCAAGAGTCTGGCAAGGTTTTTGCGATAGACATTTACAGGTTCACCTCATTTTTAATATCTTCCAGGAATGTTTGCGCTTTGTTCATTAATGGCGTTTCCAGGAACTTCGCCTGGCCATTCGGGTGTTTTCGCTCTAGGTCTTCGTGAATTTCTGCAGCGTATTCAGCGGTATACCCGATTTTAACTGAATTTTTCTCAGCGGCCGTGTATGAAGTCGATTCAAGAAAACCTGTCTGCTTAGGTACGAGTGAATTTGACTCTGACTCTATTTCCAAAGCTTGTTTCAGAAGCGAATCGTTAGCGCGCGAGGATATTAGAAACACGGCTTTTTGCAGGTTGTCTTGTATATCACGAAGCGACACTTAGAGTTTACCTGTGATGGATACTTTTTTATATTCAATATTGCCGTCAAAGTCGAAATACTCGCGAATCGACACAACGCGAAAGTCCTCAGAGAGAATCGTCACTTTATCTTCAAGCGATATTGCTACAGACGGGCCAATATAGATAGTTGCTCTCACTGCTTGAGGGTCTCCAATAGACAGTTCTTCTTGCATACGACACTGAATACTAACTGGAGAGGAATAGGAGAATTCGCCATAGTCGTTAACTGTAGACCTGCGTTTTAAAGATATCGTTTTGGTGAAAAAATCGGTGACCGACATTAGTCAACGTCCTCCTCGCCAAGCAGGTTAGACAATTCTGAATAGTTGTAAATTTTCTCTGAGGAAGTATTGCAAACCAGGCCTACTAGGTACTGCCTGGCACGGGGCCCAATTGCCTCCAGGGGCCCGGGCAGGTATCCAGGTTGCCTGACTACCGCGTTGCCGTAGGTCTCACTCAAATCGCCAAGGGAACGCGCCGAAAGGCCTGCTTGTACCGCCGATTGCAGCGAGGATGGAGAAGACTGACGTGCGTAATCTTGCACAAGAAAAAGCGCCTGTTCTAGTTGCGCGTTTTTAATGGCCTGCGGAATCGACCCGGCAAGAAAAATTAATTTGTACACTCGCGGGAATCGTAATGCCTGCGCGTAGTTCTGTTTACATCCGTAGTAATTAGGTACATTCAAATCGCGGCAGGCCAGTTTTAGATACGACTCTTTTTGAGGATCTGTTAGCGCGAGCCAGGTTGCGGAAAGGGGGTGCGAGTCTGTAGCGAAATAGGTATTTGATTCAGCAAGAGTGACGTAAGAGTCTGAAGTCAGGCCTGAAATTGTGGTATCTAGCGACATAATTCGTCACTCCTTTTTTTGTTTATAGATTTGGGTAATTAGTTAATACACGGGGCTTCGGTGGCTTGCCACTTCGACTATACCTACGCGTAAAGGCTAAATTCGCTTCGCTCACTCGCTTCGCTCGGCCCTTACTTGCTTCGGTGTCGTCTCCGTTGTCAACGCCCCCCTCCCTCCCCTACCTACCCCACCCCAGGGGCCTTATTTGTACATACGGCAAATCGCAGGGCGGCAATTTTTAATTTGGGAATTCGGGGCGTAAAAATGGGGCGCCAGAGGAAAAACCCTAAACCTCTGGCGCCCCAACCTTTTTACTTATTACGGTACGAGAACAGCCCAGGGGTAACGGGTTGCGCTATTGGAATTGACGCGGTTAGGCGGGTTTGCAATTGCAACGCCCAGGCGCATAGTGATTCGCAAGGCAACCATATCCTGTTGAGCAAGATTATAAATAGGAGTACCGCTCCCGTTCATAATCGTTGCTTCAGTCAGAATTTTGTAACGCAATTCCTGGCGCATGGTTACGGCTAATTTCTTCCAGTCACCCGAAATCAATAGGGCCGAAGCAGGGTCAAGACCTCCGTTAATTGGGTAATACAGAGGCGCGCCGGCCAGACGACCTGCCGCCTGTCCGTCCATAGTCTGGTCAGGCACGAAAATCGGATGTCCGTCCGTCCCTCGCAAACCACGGAAACGACTCTGCATAGACAACGCGGCAACGTGACCGTTGACCATTAAACCATCGTTTTCAACAAACGACATAACGCCGTTCGGTCCTAGAACCGCATCGTACAGGTCACCAGCCGCGCCTTCCACCGAAGACAAATCAACAGTGTGACCGGCTGCAGTAGCGCCATCGACAATTGCCGAAAAATCCCAAGCGGTAGGTTTATTGGTGCCGTGAATTACCGCAGCATCCAAAGCGGCGCCAAAGGCTTCAACAATTTGCGGTTGCGCTTCACCGAAAATATCGTAAGCAGAATCCTCCAAAACCGCTTCTGGAATTGGAATAATGACCGCCAATTCCTCGATATTGGCATAAACATTCGTCCAGCTAAAACCAGAAGTTTGTTTAAGTCCGGTATCGCCATTAACGAAGTACGCGGTCGGCAAGGTCTGCCAAATAGGTACGCGCAACTGGCCGCGAGTAGCGTTGGGCAAACGCAGGGCCGAATCTAGCACAACACTACGCCCAGGCATTGCCGCAAAAATAGAGGCAGTGACCTGTTCGGGAATAGTGGCTTGCGCATTAGCGCGGGAAACAACGGAATCGTATGTAGGCATCAGAAATCCTCCTGTTTATTTTTTATTCGTGGTAACCGGTAGAGCGACGGATATTGGCATTGATTTCCGCCATACCCATTTGCAATGCGCCCTGCGGTTTTGCGGGTGCATTGTGCAAGGGAAGCCTGCCTCCGCCAGAAGTTGACCCACCGAATAAACCGGGTTCCTCTTTGCGTAATTTGGCGAAAAATGCTTCGGCACCGATCAGGGTGCCTTCAATCATTTTTACGCCCTCTTCGCGAGCAAGAAGCATTGCAATCCTGACGTTTTTTACGCCCGCTTTTTCAGCTTGTGCGCGAAAAGAATCCTTGAATTCTAATTCGCTCAACTTCGCCTCAGCGGCATTAGCGCGTTCCTCTGCGGCTTTTCGGTCGGCCTCCCGTGCTTCGTCTGCAGTCATTTTTGACCGGTTGACTTTTTCAAGCTCCTTCTTCAGGCGTTCTGCTTCTCGCTTGAAATAAGAATCTTCAACGGTTTTGGGGGTAGGCTTACCGGCTTCAGGCGCAGTTTCTTGCGCAGTTTCAGGTGCAACATCGGTTTGTTCGGTGGGGTTTTCCTCTGGCATTGTCGGGCTTCTCCTGTGATTTCTCCTGTATATACAGGGCGGATTTCTCGCGAGAATTGTGGCACTAGGCGCGAAATTCTCTCGGCGGGGTTAGGATAGAATAGGGGGCGTGAAGTAGGCAAAAAGAAAAAGTAGGCAAACTTAAATTAAAAACCTGAGTTTATTTTTGGAAACCTATAGCAATTTTTCTGTTGTTGTGATATATTAAACGAGTAGGCAGTAACAAATGAAAGCGAGAATAAAAATGATTGATTTAACTGGAATCGAATATCCTTTTACCGCTGAAGAATGGGAAGGCAGAATTTATATAAAATACGGCAGCAGGGATTGCGGTTACTTCCTGGTAAAAAACGGCAAACTCGGACACAGAAACATCCAGCAAAAATTCTCTGCGATTAGTTCTGCAATCAAAAAACTAGGGCTAGATTCTGAGAATTTCTAAAAAAAAGACCCGTAAGCGTTTCGAAGGCCTACGGGTCTTTTTTTTATTTCACAGACTATTTTTACATTTGCTGTTGTGGCGCCCGTACCGGCATCCCTGGGTATTGTGCTTTTTCCGCGTGCATTGCAGCGACCTTTGCCTTCGCCTCGTCTTCAGAACACATATCAATGCGCATAACCGCTTCGTAATCAGAAGTGAGCCCCGCCTGCTTTCTTGCCGCTTCCGCCTGCACTTGCTCAACGTAGTCCCTCGGAATTCCATCCTGCCAAGCGATTCCTATTTCGGTAGGCGCCTTAATTCCCAACCCCATAAACTTACCGAATTCCATAGTTCTCTGCAGAAAATTCTTAAGCCGCTGATCGTAAATCATCCTCTTGCGGTTAATTTTCGCTTTGGTCCTGGTAAAAAATTGCCGCATTGCCATCGAGGAGTCAACAGAAGTCGCGATATCAATGCCGAAGATCGCCTGACTCATTTCGCTTACCTGGAAAATCTTTTTCTCCAAATACTCTAATTCATGGAAGGCGCTTTCCATTTTCCCATCCCAGACCAGGTATCTAGGAGTATTGTTTTGCTCAGGGTTATTTACGGCAATGAAGTCAGTGTTAAAGTCAAAGTTCCCCTCGATGTCGGTCAGGTCGTTTGTCCCTACCAACTTAGGTCGCGAGTGTGTGTCCTGGTAACTATCAATGCAGGAAATTCGATTGTTAGCGGCTTCAAACAGGTCGCACAGATCGTAGTAGTCCCCAACGCCCCAATACTGTTCGTCGTCCTCAAAATTAGGTACGTGTTCCAAGAGCGTGTCATCCAACCCTGTTTCGGTTTCCCTATCAGGCGCCGCCCCAATGCCGTATGCGAAATCAAGCGACACTTCATCACCAACCTTATAGTTAACCCCATTCCCTTCATCGATTTTAACCGCAAGCCTGGCAAACTCCTGGATCAACCCTGACGTATGCCTCTGAATAAAAACAACGTCTGTAACCCCGTCACTAGCCTTATTCACCCAAGCAATGATTTCCGCGTTCGCGATTCTGCAGTCATGCGCATTGGGTTCGATGTAGTAATTATGCGCCGGAATGGTCTCGATTACGATGTCATCTTTTTTTGCATTCAACCTTCCGCGAAAAACAGCATCCCCCCTGTACGAATTTGCAAGTTCACTTTGGAAACATTCTGCCTGAAAAAGATTCCTGCGAATAATCTTCTGCAAATCATCGTTTGCCCCATCGTTTGCCGAAAAGGTTGGCGGTTCTCCAAACAGTAAATCGGCACAGGCGCGCGTAATTAAACCAGGGAAGTTAACGATGATTTGAATCTTGCGCCGCTCGCGTTTCCATCGGCTGCCCAGGTACCAATCGGGACTCTTCTTCGCCTTATACAACTTCCTGTAACGCGAATAATTTTCCATCCGCTCTTCATTAGACCGGCACAACCATGGCGTTCCATCTTGATTCAATAACATTTTTCACCTCCTATTTACTGTTTTGCATTTTTACTTACCTTGTGTTAAGCGGCAATAATTTCGTTTTGCCTTACGCGTAGTCTCAAATTCACCAAACCAGGCAACAGGTGGTGAACCCCCAGAACGATTGCATCTATAATATCATCCGGTACGTGAGGTTCGCCAAGAGGGGTAGTTGTTAATTGTTTTTCAACTTTCCGCAAGTCCTTAGCACCTGCCCAATGCAAAACCATTCCAGCGGTATACAACGGAATCACCGGCTCAGCCCGCAGGCGTTTTGTCTTGGTTGAATAGATATCAAGAATTTTGCGCCAACCTTGTCCAGAATTGCGAATTGTGTGGGCAAGCGTAAGACCGCCATTATTTTTTTCCACAAGCACGGTATCTAGTTGCCAATCCTTTTTTGCCTGAGCCAGGGCCGCTAGATATACCGTTGGGTCTCCTCCGTCAACGGTATAATTCCCCAATAAATAAACCCTTTTCTG